ATCAAGTAAAGAAAAGAGTGGACAGGAGGGGTCGACTCGGATCGAAACTAGAAGAATCAATAGCTATGAATCAGACAGGAACTGGTGGTTCGTTGAACCCGATGTGGGTCGAGTGGCTCATGGGATACCCGGCAGATCACACAGACTTAAAGGATTGGGAAATGCTATCGTCCCGCAAATCGCAGAAGAAATAGGTAGAGCTATTCAGAAGGTGTTAACTTCCTAGGGCTTGTGTCCTGTGGCCGTTGTTCGGTATAATCTTTGCTTCGATCTGTTTCGTAATCTTTTTTATCTTTAAGCTTTTCTAAATATTTTTCAAACCTCAAGATATCCTCAAGTGTCATCATCAGTTCGCATACTTTCGTTTTAATTTAAAATATAGAAATTTAAAAAATTTTCTATCTAAGGATTTAATGGGAGAGTTTAAATAAAGCTTTCCGCAATTCTTCAATAGCTCTAATGTGTTTCTTTCTCTGTTCTCGATCTTTAGCTTTTCTAAGTTTTTCATATTCCCGAGTATATTTAATATTTAAGTGTTGTCTAGCAGTAAATTGTATAAGTCCTTTTTCTAAAGCATCTAAATAACGCGTCCTAACCCATTTAGGATCCATTTCTGCCTGGAAACAAACAAATTTAAAATCATCAGAATTATTACAGAACCAGTCATGAGCTTCACCTTTTAGAACGGACTCAGTTCTATTCTGATTCGTAATCATCACGTCTTCTAATGCTAAAGAAATCACAGCTCTCCATATTTTTATTTCAGGATCGGGTGTGCGTTCCACTAATTTTTCAGCAATATTTAGACCCATGATCTTTAAAATGTTGTTTGATAAACTCATTTAGTAGCTCCATAAAAGCCACCATTGTTTATTTTAAATTAAAAGTCAAGAGGATAAAGGGGTGGTTCCACGCTAGCTTCCCCACCCCCAAAAGGAGTTGATTTTAGAAAAAAATATCAACCTTTAGGTTTTAAACTAATTACATTTCCATGTAAAGTCTTATTATATTTGTTCTTTTTGTGTTGTTTTTTAATGTTTATTGCAAGATTAATGAACTCAAAACCACCAGAAGACATACCGAATTGATGTCCTACAAACAGTAAAGACATTACTGAAGTCACTTTAGAATATTCTTCTGGAGTTAATTTTTCAGCTAAAGTTTCTAATGCTTTTTCTAACTGTGTCTTATCTGTTCGCTTACCCATATTTTTTCTCCAGTTTTTTATCAATTAATCTATCTAACATTTTCTTTTTACGATCTCGTAAATATCTTTTCTTAACATACTCTACTAACTGATTCGCTTTTTTATATTGCCCATATCGAGTAAAACAATCTTTCCAGGTGGGTCTTACCTTACTTCGATTAAAACAAAACGCATCTCTTTGAGATGTAGATTCTAATCTTGCTTCAATACCTTTTCGTTCATTTGGATACATAACGTATGGCATATTAAAATAAGTTTCTCTAATCTCTGCATGAACATTTGCACGATCTAACCATTTAGCAAATCGTTTTATATTTTGTATTTTTAAAAATTTTTTAATCATAGTCCTCTCCAGTTTCCTTGTTTCAATGCTCTTTGTCTTCTTTTTTTATTTCTATATTGTGAATAACAAGGCATTTTTTTAATTACTTCATCATTAATGTAAGTAAACCAAGACATGTTTTTAAAAAAAGTTTCGTAAACAGAAATAAAATCTCTTATTTGATTATAAGATAATGGGTAAGGTGCAGAATTTTGTCCATTAGCATTTACTGGAGGTTCATATTTTTTAATCCATCGTTTTTCAAAATGTTGTCTAATTCTAAAATCTTCATCTTTAATTTGCATAATTCTAAAATAATTAAAAATGGGGCCAATACCTTTTTTACTTTTACTTCCTGCATAAGCTTTAAAATAATGATCCGATATTCTAGATAAAGGTAATAAACTTTCTCCAATATAAACTAATTTATATTCTGAATCGAATAAAAAATATAACCCAGGATAATTATCTTTTATAAAATTAACTTGGGTTACACTTTCCGAAAACGTTCGTAATTTATTTTTATTTAGAACCATTTTTTTTTAGTAATTGAGCTATATATTTTTCTGCAGGAACTCCTTTTTTCTTTGCTTGGAATTCTGCATAATCTTTTACTAATTTAGAAATCATTCTTGCAGGGTTCCGTTCTTTTTCATTACATAAAGCAGTAAGCAATATGTGTGTTTCTTTTTTTACTGCTACTGATTTCCATTTATCTATATCCATGTTTTTTACACTCCTCTTTACATTGTTGTTTTGTTAAAATATTTTTATTTAAAATTACATTATAGACTTGTTCAAAGTATGGATTGTTGTCTCCCATGCTCCAACCTTTACGTTTACTTAATCGAGTGATTGCAGCTAGTCGCAAATCCTTCCAATCTTTTTTTGTACCATCTTTCCAGTATAAACTCATATTGAAACTCCTAACATAAAAGCAATTAATGTAGCTATTAAACCTATAAATAATTTAGGAAAAAATAGAATGAATAAAACTATCAATCCTAGTGTAATTGAATTACCCACCATGATGTATCTTCTTCAGTTCTATATGGTCTTCATGAACATCTTTTCTAGAAGTTAATTCATCTATAATTAAATGTTCAGATAAACTCCAGTTGATCGGGTAACTAAAGTTACCAGAACTACCCACTTTTATTTTCATTAATCTGTCTCTTGCATCCATCCAAGTTTGATCGCCTGGATTTATAGGTCTGCCATCAGCAGTTGTAGAGTACAATTTAGACAGTATTTCATCAGCTTCTTTAATAAAATTAAAAAGCATTACACTCTTACTTTGCATAACTTGTTCCTGTATAATTGTTAATATTATAATTAATATTTATCTTATCTATATACATGATAAATAAGACAGGTCAAGAGGAAATGAAATTTATTTTAATGATTCAAATTTGTAGTGCAATCGCAGGAGCTTGTTCCCCACCTATGGCATCAGATCCTATTTATAATTCTTTCAAACAATGTGGGATTTTTGGTTATGAAATTAGTGCAAAATATTTAAAAGAAATGACTGATGAAAAAGTAAATTCAGAACAAATTTATACAAAATTTTGGTGTAAATCTGTTGAGTCTACATAAAATCCTTATTTTTCAATACTTTTAGCATCTCTTGACATCCTTGAAATAGTTGCAAAACAGTACGTTTTTTGATAAGATTATCTCATGAAACTTTATCGTATCCAAGCTAACTATAAAAATGTTTATTTGGATGAAACAGTAGAAGCTGAGAACGATAGAGCTGCTCTAGAATCTTTTAGTGCGAGTTATGATGCTGGGCAGTTAACCGAAAAGGAAGGACCAGGATTTCATGATCCTAACTTTCTTTTAATAACCTTTGAGGAGGTTGGTGAAGATGTTACAAAAGTTAATATCGGAGAAACTTCAGCTGGAGTCAAAATGGGCACAGCAAGCGTTGGAACAGGGTAGAGTTACAACTGACATGAAGTGGATAGACATAAAGATCAAAGAACTTAGAAATAAGATTAATGATCAGAGTGTAGAAGATGCAAGAAAAGGTCTTCTAGACATAGCTAGTTAGAAATAACACTAGCTTTTTTATTTTTTTCGTTATATATCCCAGGCTATTCATGTCTCAATCTAAAAATAAAATCAATAAAACATCAAATATTGTAGATGAAACAATTTATATTTTTGATTATAAAAATTATTGGATTGAAGATACAACTCAGGGACATTTAATAAAAATTTGTCATGGACATAACGATCGTGTTTTAGAAATTGATTGTAGATGGAAAAACAGAAAAAGAGATATTACAAAAAGGGTAATTAATGTCAGTAAAAAAGAAACCAAGAAAAAAAAATAAAACACCTTCTGAATCTTTTATTCAAATAGCTCAACTAGCTTTTTTGATTGAAAAAGATAAACCTCAATACAAAGGTAAAGAACATCATTTAATGGAAGATATGATGAATAATCTTCTTAATTTTTTTAGACAACAAAATCCTAAAGCTTATGATATGTTAAGATTTTTAGTTTTAGAAAAACTAGATGAGCAATGGACTTTTGATATAATAGGAAAGAAACCTAATTAATCTATATTACCTGTCATTGGTACTTCACTAAATTTATACCAATGTATTTTACCATTTACATGTTGTTTAACTTTATCTTCACAATTATCACATATAAATATATTTTCTTTTTTTGTAGGAATGAATGTAGTGTGAGCAAAACAATGAGGGCATTTTCCTAATCCTAATTCGGTTATTTTTAAAACCATTACGTAGCTTCTCCCCAATTATCACCTAATGCAATATCTACTTTGCTAGGTACTTTTAAAGGTATGTCGTCTAAACAATGTTCCATTTTATTCACTATTTCTTGTTTATCTTTTTCACTACTTATATTAAAACACAATTCATCGTGTATTTGTAGTAGTGGCCGGTGGCCAGTGTTGTAACAATCTATCATCGCTTGTTTAGTCTGATCTGCTGCGGATCCTTGGATCAATCTATTTAAAGCTTTATAAGTCATCGCTCGTTTAATCATACCTCTATCGTATTTAGATTCAGCTTCTTCTCTAGTCATAGATTTATGAATACCGAATGTTTTAGGTTCCCAACGATCAAATCTACAATGTCTTCCTTTAATAGTAACTACACAACCTTTTTTATCAGCTGTAGACATACATCTATTCGATAACATCTTAACAAAAGGAACTCTTTCATTATAAGCATTTAAAATAGCATTCGCTTGATCTATATTAATACCTAATTCTAAGGCTAATTTGTTCTTACCCATACCATAAAACATACCTAAATTGATTGTTTTAGCTTGAGATCTAGGAATATCAGCCATTTCTGCTACAACTTGGTGAAAGTCTGCATTGTCGTCATTATAAGCCTTTATTAGCTCATAGGAGCCCTCAAAACCGTCATCAACAGAAGATGCGTAGTGTACCACCAGTCTAGGTTCTTGTTGGCTATAATCGAAACTTCCCCATTGTTTACCTTCATCTGGTAAGAATAAAGATCTAATTTGCTTACCAAACTCCTTATTTCTAGCAGGGATTTGCTGTAAATTAGGGTTAGACATACTCAATCTACCCGTTGCTGTGCCTCCAGAATCAGATTTTAATTGATTTATCTCTGCATGAATACGACCTTTATGTTCGTATCTTAATATAGAATCTATAAAAGTAGAGTGAAATTTATTCATCTCTCTGGTTTCTCTAATTAATTTAGCAATTGGATGAGGACAATTATGTAACCAATTCGTTGTAAATGATGGTGCTTGAGTTTTAGCAGTTCTTTCATAAGGAACCTTTAATGCATCAAAAGCTTTTGCAACACTAGCTGCAGCCCATATCTCTACATCTATGTTAGTAAGTTTTTTAATCTCTGCTAATTTTTTATTTTCTTCTTTTATAAAATCTTTTTTTAATTGAGATGCTTTATCTAAATCTACTCGAATACCATGCTCACGCATTTCTATTAAGATAGGCAACAACTCTGTTTCTAAATTAAATATACTAGTTAAATTTTGTTGTTGTATTTCTGTTTTAAAACGATTCCAAAGTTTAAGAGTTAGTTCAGCATCTTGCTCTGCATATTGACCCACATATCCTGCAGGAAGTCTCCACATATCTTGTTTAGCATCTAAACCCCACTCCTCTGCTTTTTCTTTTAGTTGTGCTTCTGATTTAATTTCTCCTAAATAATCAAATGCTAGTGCATTTAAAGAATAACTAAAACGATCTTCATTAATTAGTGCACCTGCAATCATGGTATCATAAATCTTACCATTAGTTTTTATTCCTAATGATCGAGTCCAACCAATATCGTAAGATGCATTGTGACAAACTTTATCTACATTGTTTTCCATTAACTGTTTGTACCATTTCAAAGTCATATTCTTATCCATGTTACCACCAGCTTCATGTCCGATAGGAAAGTATCCTTTAAAACCATCTGCAGCTACAGCAATACCTACAATCTCTCCATCTTTCGTAGCCCAACCTGGACCTTTAGTTTTAATATTAGGATCTCTTGTTTCTAAATCAACTGCGATGATAGATCTATCTGATAGATCTGGGTAGCTTTCGGGTTTCTTCCAATCCGATTCTGTCTGATTGAACACTAGTTCTGTTGTCATATATATTATATTTTATGCAGTAACATTTTCCACAGTAATACTTTTTATCTTCAATTACAACTGCTAATTTGTTTTCACAGATTTGACAATTACTTTTTTTTGTCATCCTTTAATTTAAGCTTTTCTAATTCACAGTAATGAATTATTTTTTCTAAATCTTGTATACCACCTTTACGCAGATATCTACAAACATATTTAATAACATTACCTTGAAAAAAAGATAAATTGTTTTTTGAAATAAACTCATAAGGTTGTATCTCAAACTTACAATAATGATTCCCGCCTACCTGAGTGTATTGTGGAAACGCTTTATTCATTGCTTCCTGATTTGACATTTATATTCCTCCTGTTGAAATTAGATGCAAGACGCCCCAAAGGAAAAAAATATGTATGATTAGTTGAGAGGATATGAAGGGATGTTTTAGAACGTGTAACACCAGTATACCAAACCCTCGCTTCAGCCATCTTGTCTTTGATGTTTTTGGTTGAAAAATTAGATGGCCAATTAGCTTTTTCATATATTAGTACGTTATCCGCTTCCCCACCTTTTACAGAGTGGATTGTATCAATGATTATTTTTGCTTTATCATTAAATTGAATGTTTCTTTTTAACATACTTTCAAAATAATCCAAGTCCCTAGCAGTAAATTTTCTGTTTAGAACTTTCCACCACTCCTTCTCCTCAGTTTCTAAACCACAGTTTTCCTTTAAAAAGTTTAAATCTAATGGTTGATTTGGATGGATCTCTGACCAGGCTTTGTTGTCGGTCTTTCTCCATCCTTTTTTAATTTGTTCAATAAAATCATATAGAACACCTACTTGTTCTTTAGTTACAGACTCACCTTTTTGTAAAGCAAGCCAATAATTTATGGCATTCCATTTATTGATATTGAACGATTTATTTCCTCGCATATCTTGGAAGTATAAGCCTCGCTGTCT